TCGCGCAGGGCGGCGTCCTCGGGCGCCTTGTCGGAACCAGCCACGCCGTCTTTGTACATCTTGCCGCGGTTGGCCATGTTGAGCGAGGTGCCCTGCATGAGGATCGACTTGACGTCGTCGTCGACCGTGACGCTCTTGACGTTGGTGCCGAACAGGTTGAGGCGGTCGGGCGGCGGCACCTGCGGGTTGAGGTTGGTCGTGAACGCGGCGCGGGCGGCGCGCTCCTCGGGGCTGAGGATGGCGGCATCGCCTGCCCATCGCGTGTCGAGCAGCTTGCTGATCGGGTCAGCATTGATCGCCTTCTCGACCAGGCTGCCCGTAAAGCGGTTGAGTGCCGCCTCGTTGGCATTGGCGCCCTGCTCGCTCGGTCCGCCGGCCTGGCCGGTCTTGGAGGGCGAGGTCTTGGCGTCCGTGATCAGCTTGTTGGCCTCCTCGACGTTGGGGAACTGCAGGCGGGTGGCGACCATGCGGGCCTGGTCGGTGCCGATCAGGCCGCCCAGCTTGGCGATGGCGTCCTCCGGGCTGAGCTTCTGCAGGCTGGCCGGCCCGGTGAGCTGGCCGAGGATCTTCCGGGCCATGTCCATGTAGGGCCCGACCTGCTCGGCGGTGCCCGAGGCCGGCATCGACTGGAAGGCCTGCTTCCACGGGCCGGGCCGGTGGGTCTGGTTGTAGTAGGCGATTGAGCGGTCCTGCTCGTTGGGATTGGTGATGTCGAACTGCGCCTGCCCGGCCGCATTGGTGAAGGGATAGCGGGCGTCGATCGCGGCGTTCTCGGCATCGTTCGCCGTCATATTCTGGCGCACCTTGTCGAGCCCCGAGGCGGCGAGCGCCAACTGGCTTTTTTCGGCCTCGTGGTTCTTGGTGCCGAGCGCCACGACCTGCATGACCGAGGTCGGCGAGATCTGGCCGGAAGCGTTGCCGATCAGGCCCTGCTGGGCGAGCTTGGCGAACTCGGCCTGGTAGTATTCCGGCGTGTTGGTGCCCGAGGTCTTGCCGGCCTGGCTCAACAGCTCGGTGAACTTGCCCTGCGCCTTCCAGCTGGCGTAGGCGTCGATGCCGCCCTGGATGGCAGCCTTCTGGGGGCCCGACAGGTACTGGATGACCTGCGGGTCGGAGCCCATGGTGAGCAGCTCGGAGTGAGCGCGGGCACGCTGGTCGTCGCTCGAGTTGCTGGCGCTGACCAGGGTGCGCAGGCCGTAGATGCGGTTGTTGGTGCCCTCGTCGAACACGGCGCGGCCCAGCGAGCCGACCGACATGGCGTTGCCGGCCAGGGTGACGGCGGCGGCATCGCCCAGGTTGGGATTGGTGAGATAGCCCTGCGCCCGGTTGTAGAGCTTGAGCTCGGCCGCCTTGGCAGCCTCGACCTGGTCGGTGTTGCGCAGGCGCTGGATCTCGAGCTGGTCGGCCGTCATCGAGCGCTGCTCGTTCTCCTGGAAGCGGGAGTTGGCGAGCTGGGCTGACTGGGCGCGCAGCTGGCTGATGCCGAGCGCGTACTGCAGGGCCTGCTGGCCGGCCTCGAGGATCTGGTCGCGGCGGCTCGGGAAGGTGTCGGCGAGCTTGCGCAGGCGCTCCTGCTGGTCGGCGACCAGGCCCATGTCGATGCGGCCCTGCGGATCGGAGATGTAGCGCTTGTCCTTGTACTGGTCGGTGACGCCGCGCAGCCACATCTGGAAGCCGATCTCGCCCTTCATGCGGGCGATCAGCGACGGGTCGGTGCCGGCGCGCAGCTCCATCTGCTCCCACTTGGCGACGTCCTCGCGCAGGATGGCGCCGTTGGGATTGGTGGGATCGTTGATGATGGCCTGGATGCGCTGGGCATTGGCCTGGGCGTCGGCGGTGCCGGCGGCGGGCGCGGCCTGCCACGTTGCGACGTCGCCCTTGAGCTCGCCCGGCACGCTGCCGAACACAGTGCGGGTGGCGGCCGCGGTGTCGACGTGGATGTGGTTGCCTTCGAAGCCGATGCGCCGGACGCGGGGATCGGCCATCAGCGAGCGGGCGAGGTCGTTCTGCTCGGCCTGGCTCATGCCGGCGGTGCCGATGTCGATGGCGCTGCCGGGTGCCGTGACGTGGGCGCTGCCCGGCACGCCGCCCAGGCCGGCCTGCTGCTCGGCCGTGCGGTCGCGTGAGGTGATGCGGGCCTGGATGCCGGGCGGCAGGTTCTTCTCGACCTGGCCGATGGTGCCGGGCTGTGGCCCGCTGTCGGGCGGCGCGCCGGCCGAGACCTGCACACCGAGCGTGCCGATGTAGCGCGTCGAGCGGTCGATCAGGCCGGCATAGGCGTCGGTGGCATAGAGCTTGTTGGTCTGGTTCTGGGCGGCCTGCTGGCCGACGGCAATCTGGCTGGTGCCCTGGGCGATCGACTGCTGGAAGCGCAGGTCCATGTAGGGCTTCTGGCTCTCATCGAGCCCGGTCAGCATGGCCTCGCGCTTGATGTTCATCGCGTGCTGATAGGCCACCGGATCGTTGGGGTACTTCTGGCGCATCAGCGCCGAATGGTTGTCGAGCTCGCTGGCGGCAGCCTGGCGGTAGTACCCGACAGCGGCATCGTGGTAGGCCGCCGTGTAGGCTGGCGAGTGCAGGCCTTCGGGGTAGAACGAGGTTGGTGGAATGATCTGCTGGTTGCCGTCGCGCTTGACGATGCCCGCGGCATCGTCCCGGGCCGAGGCTTCGGCATACTTGTTATAGCTCGTCAGTGCCTGGTCGAAGTAGGCGCTGGCCTGGCCGAGCTGCTGCACGCCGTAGCCCAGCCACATGCGGGCGGTGCTCTCGAACTCGCCGGCCTGCTGGGCCTCGCCGGCGGCGGCCTGGGCGAATGGTGCAGCCAGCGGGACGTCCGGCGCCGGCTGGCTCGGCTGGAACAGGACCTGCGGCTGGTAGACCTGCTGGGCCATCAGGTGACCGTCGGCGCCGCCGGCGCGAACTCGGGGAAGCCGCTCTGGATCGAGGTCTGGTAGAACTTCAGGCCTTCCGGCGAGACGGGCGTGTCGCCAAACAGCTTGGCGCCGTAGGTGCCGGCGTAGCCCGCCACCTGGCCGAGCGCCTTGAGCCCGGCCTCGCCCCAGATGCTCGAGCGCTGCGCGGCGGCGAGGTCGCTGGCGCTGGTGTCGAAGCGTGGCGGCGTGACATTGATGCCGGCGTCGAGCGCCCGGCCGGCGAGGTTGAGCTGGCTCTGCTGGAAGCTCAGCCGGTGCAGCTGGCTCTCCTCCATGAGCTTGAGGTCGGCGATGTCGGCCTCGCTGAGGCGGACGTTCTCGCGCTCGATCGCCGAGCTCGAGGAGTAGGGGTCGTACTGCTCGTGGCGGGCAATGGTGTCGATGGTGTTGGCGGCGGTGAGCTGCTGGAGCTGGCGGCGGCGGGCCAGCTCCTGCTCGGCGCTCTGGATCTGCACGCCGGCCTTGGTGACGTCGAGCTCGGCGGCCTGGGTGTAGGCCTGCTGGGCCTGGATGGCGCCGGCCCGGCGCTGGCTACGATAGGCGAAGTCCTTCTCGTAGTTGGCGAGGGCCTCGCTGGCGCCGCCGGCACCGCTGGCCGCGCTGGCGCGGGTTGCGGACATCACGGTGCCGGCGACAGCGGCAGCGGCCGAGATCCCGGCCATGACAGCCATGAAGGGCATCAGATTTCGAGCTCCAGGGAGAGCGAGCGCAGGGTGAAGGGCAGCGGGTACTGCTGGGTGATAAGCGGGCTCTCGCCGGGGTCCCAGCCGAGATGCCAGCTCTTGAAGGTACCGGTGAAGCGGTCGGGCGCGATGCCGGGGTCGCCGGCGAGGTTGTCGGTCGGCATCAGGTCGTCCTCGATCTGGGCGGCGATGGTGTTGAGCACCGACATCGTGGTCGAGCACACCCGCTTGGGCTGGCCCCAGGTCGTGCCGTCGGCGAGCTGGACCTCGGGGATCAGCGGCTCGATCAGGGGCACGAAGGGAAGACCGACTTGCAGGTTGGTGACCGGGATCGGGATGGTGACGGTGCCGTCGGCTGCGACCGTGACCTCGCCAAGATAGAGGTCGCCGGCCAGCGCCTGCACGGTCTGGTTGGCGAGATGGGGTGCCAGGGCGGGCCAGACGGTCTGCGGCGAGCCGGACGTGGCTCCCTTGGCGAGGTCGAGCCGGTAGTTGGTGTCGGCGACGACCAGGCGCCAGATGCCGGCGGTGTTGACGACGGCCCACAGTTCGCGCTGCACCACGCCGGCGGCGACGACGGTCGAGCCGCTGACCTGCCAGAGGCCCCAGCCACCGACGTTCTCCTTGCGGACTTTTGTCAGCACGGCGAGCGTGCCGTCCGCGTTGGTGATGAAGCCTTGCGCCTGCTGGGCGTAGGAGGCCTCCATCGACACGTTGAGATCCTTCGGGGAGCGGATCACGTCGCCGGCCATGAAGGTGATGGCGTCGGCCGTGAAGTTGGCCTGGTTGATGTCGTAGACGAACTCGCGCAGGGCGCCGAAGGCACGGCTCAGGAACACCGTGGTCTGGTCGAAGCGGGCGGGCGGGGCGCTGCCGATGCCGTAGGCCGAAGCCTGGTGCAGCGAGAAGTTCGACGGCGTCAGGGCCTCGCTCTGGGTGTCGGGGGCGTAGAACTCGCCATCGGCGGTGTAGACCTGCAGGGTGGCGAACGAGACCATGCGGCGGATCTCGGCGACGCGGTCGGCGGCGGCGGTGTACTTGATGGCATCGGTGCCGGCGCCGGTGCCGAGCCAGAAGTTGAAGGGATCGTAAGTGGTGCTGGCGAACAGGGTGGCGGGCAGGTCGCGGCCGCCGCCGAGCCACAACCTTTGCTCGTGCAGGCAGCCACAGCGCGGCCAGCCGCGCACCGGACTGAAGGCCTGCTCCTGCCAGTCGGTCGAGGGGTTGGTGTCGGGCAGCGACTTGGCGATATTGACGCTGGCCTGGGTCGGGCTGATCACGCTGTTGATGCCGATGATGACGCCGCGCAGCATGAAGTAGGTGCCGGCGTGGCCAGCCTGGAACACGTTGTGGCTGGTGTAGAGATTGACGCCGCCAGCCGGGCCGAGGATGACGTCAGTCCACATCGACACGTAGCCCGGCTCGTAGCGGTGCATCGGCGGGCGCGGCGCGGTCTGGGTGCCGTCCCAGTAGTTGGAGTAGCCCAGCACGGCGAGCGAGAAGAAGCCCGAGGTCTGGCGCTGGATGAGGTAGGGCTGAACGGTCTGGTGGAAGCCCAGCATGGTATCGAAGCTCTGGCTGAGCTCGAGCTCGTTGGCGGCGAGGATGGCCGATCCCCACGCCGTGCCGAGCGTCTGTACGAAGGCGCGGGAGTTCTTGTTGTAGATGTCGACCGCGCCGTTGCGGAACACGAAGACGTACTGCTGGCCGGCCGAGAACACGAAGCTCTCGACCTGGCAGCCCGAGGCGACGCTGGGATCGGCATTGGCGACGTAGGCGAAGCCTGGCCGGCGCTCGACGCCGCCCTGCGGGCGGATGTTGACGTTCTCCAGCCGCTTGGCGCCGTTGCGCCACACCGCGAGGTCGAGGCGGTCCTGGCTGTCGGCCGAGATCACGCCGCCGGTCAGGTTGGTCTGGTGGGTGCGGATCATCGGGAGGTGAGCGGGTTGCGGTTGCGCAGGAAGCGGGTCTGGTCCATGCGCTTGACGGTGACCGACTTGCTGTCGCGGAACTTGGCGCGGGCGACCTGCAATTCGTAGCCGTCCTGCATGGCCTTCATCTGGCCGGCGTTGCGGGTGACGGCGGTGGCCATCATGAAGGCCATGCGAAACACTGCGGCCATCTTGAAGCTGGGCGGCCACCACGCCTCCTCGACGCGGTAGGAGTACTCGGCGATCGGGTCCTCGTCCTTGCCGACGTCGGCGTAGATGCGGCCGGCCATGATCTCGTAGCGCACCGGGATGTCGGAGCGGCGTACGGTGTGGATGTAGTAGGGCGTGCCGGTCTGGAACCTGGGCAAGTGCCACGCCGTCTCGTAGCGGTCGAGTGGCGGGTCGGGATCGTTCTCGAGGTGCTGCTGGCCGGTGCAGAAGGTCCACGGGTGGGCTTCCTGCAGTTCCTGCACCATGAGCTCATAGAGCGCCGAGGCGACGACCACCTCGTCGCGGCCGATCTCGGTGAACGACTGCAGCGGCCGTAAACCCAGCAGAAGAAACGCTGCATTCGCCACCTCCTCGGCGGTCATCGGCAGCTGGGCCTGCTGGGTCATGGAGCCTCACGAGGAAAAGGGAGAGAGCCGCCGGGGTATGTGAAGGAAGGTGGAGGCGGCTCTCTCGAGTTGGGCTGCCGCAACTGGGTAGGAAGACGTGGCAGCAGCCGGGAGGTCAGGCGTAGCTGGCGCTACTGAGCGTGGTGACGCTCGAGCTGCTCACCGCGGTGACGACGGCGTCGAAAGCGACGCCGTTGCCCAGGCAGTGGATGCGGTCGCCGGGATCGAGCCGCGTGTAGAGCGGCAGGAAGTAGTTCGCCGCCACGATGGTGGCCTTGGCGTCGGTCGACTGGTAGCTCCACACCATGGCGCCACCGGCCGAGCCGAGCAGGCTCATCCTGGTTGGGTCGTAGGCCATCGGCTCCTCCGTTAGGCGTAGGCGATGGTCCACACCACGGTGACCACGCCAGCGGTGATGGTGGTGACGGCGGCGTCGTAGTAGCCGTCGGTCGCCTTGCAGTGGATGCGGTCGTTGCTCGAGAGCTGGGCCGCCATGTTGTTGAAGTAGTTGGCCGCCTTCATGGTGGCGATGGCGTCGGTGGCGGACGAGAAGGTCCACACCTTGCCGTAGCCGCCCGAGGCGACGAGGTTCATGTCGGTTCGGATGAGTGCCATGAGGCTTCTCCCTTCTCACGCCACCTTGAGCGAGGACTGCACGACGCCCAGCCCGTCGATGACGACGGCGTTCATCTGCATCTTGTTGAGCGCCCACCACGCGGCGCGGGTGCCCTCGTAGGTGATGGTGCTGTTGACGTCCTGGCCGATGGCGTGGCCGACCGCCGAGCGGTGGAAGATGTAGTTGGTGGTGTTGGTGGCGCGCACGTAGCCCGACCACGGCATCCACATGATGCTCAGCCACCGCTTGGCCTGGGTGCCGCGCTCGAACGGCAGGTTGTCCTCGCCGACATATTGCGAGTTGGCGAACTGCTGGACGGCGAGCAACTTGCCCCACTGCTCCCAGCCGACGATGCCGTAGCGGTCGCCGTCGTCGGGCACGTCGTTGTTGCCCATGTTGACCATGACGGCGGTGGCCCAGGCGAGCGAGGCGCCGACCGTGGTCTCGTCGACGTTGTTCAGCGCGCCGGCGGCGAGGGCGGCGATGATCTGGTCGTCGGTCTTGCGGCCCAGCGCATAGGCGCCGGCGTTCATCGACGCCTGCATCTCGTCGTGGTTGACGCGCAGCTCGTCGAGCTCGTCGATGAAGTCGCCAGCGTACCAGTCCTCGAGCGTGACCGAGACGTTGGTGTGGGCGTTGTTCATGGGCGGGATGACGGCGTTGCGCGCCTTCTGGGTTGCAGATCCCGTTCCATATTTCTGGAAGGTCGTCTTGTTC